TACTTGTATAATTTGGGATTAGACTAAAAAAAATATATAGAGAATAATGGGGGAGGTATCCCACTTCCCCCACTCTATTTAATGAAAGGAATTTTATGTCAGAAACAGCAGTAGGTAACACAACTTTTGTATTAGGAAGAGATCAAGATTCAAATCTTGAGACTCGTACTTTTACAAATGGACAATCTTATGATTTATCCATTGATTTAGTGCAAGCCTATACCGCGAATGATGCCACATTTCCGTACCCAGCCTAATTTTAGGTTGATGTATAGGAATAAATTAGAGAGAAGGCTTATTACCTTCTCTCTTTTTTTATATATGTTTCCAATATCTTCTAGAGAGAATGTTCCAAATACATCCAGGAGATACTTTATATTGAATAGATAATTTTTCTTGAGTATATTCACCAGTTTTATACAAGGCTCTTATTTGTAAAACTTTTTTCTCAGTAAGTTTAGATGCTCCATTTTTAGAACCCCTAGCATTTAGTTTTAGCCTAGAGGCATGCTCCATGTTTTCCTTATATGTACACCATTCTAGGTTATCAACATAGTTATTTTTAGGATTCCCATTTATGTGATTAATGCAAGGTTTATCTTCATTATTAGGTATAAAATGTTGTGCCACCAACCTATGGATTGTTGGTCGCACTTTTTTTCCTTTATAAATAAGAGTTACTCTCAATCTTCCAGTCCATAGTTCTTCTGGTTTTAATATTTTTTCTGGAATACTCTTTGCATTGGGTTCACCATGATTCAAAACAGGTATCTTTCTTTTCAGGCTTTTAACCTCTCCATGATTAGAGATAAGATATATTTCTTCAAAGTTTTTTATTGGCTTCCATATTGTGTTCATGATTTAATCATACACTACTTTTCCTAAATTGCATATAATAACATTAGTTAAGACACAAACACTCCCCTCAAGCTCTATTATTATAAATATATGAGCTATACTTCTGCTTCAACTACTATTCAGACCCTACAAGACGTTTTAGATTTTATGGCTCCTCAAGCTGGAGGATCAGTTCCAGACTCGGATTCTACCGAGTACGCAGAGTGGGTGATGTGGATTCAAAACAAATATGAAGAATACGCTAGGAGAGGATTCTGGCGAAGAACCCTTACTAGGGAAGTAATTACCCTCACAGAAGGAGATGAGACACATGTTCTACCTGATAGGTTTTTTAAACCTAACGGGCTCTATATGTGTATTGTTGATGAAGTTGATTGGAATGAAGCTGGAAACTCTGACGAGCAAACAATCTTTATTGAGATGATTGGAGATACAGAAGATGAAGATTTCGGTAAATGGCAGATGAGATTTAATAACGCAGTAGAAGAAACAGATGCTACCGTGGTTCTTTGGTATTTTGCTATGCCTCCTATTCCTAACGCAGCAGATGATAAACTTATTCTCCCAGGAGATATGATTGGTTTTGCAGCACTAGCTGAATATTTTAGACAGGCTAATCAAGCTGGTTCTCAAGATGATGCTAAAGCTGATGCTGAAAATAGATTCCTAGAGTATATATCTTTAGAGGTAATTCCTCCAAAGAATGAATTACTAACTAATAGTGAACAACAAACCAATAGAGTGGATAGATTAGCAGTAGCTAGAAGTTACTATACAAATCGTCCTGGTCGTAATGTTAGGACTTAAAGATACTTTATGTACGTTAAACAACCAAAAAGACAGAATCCACCAATAAAAAGATCTGGTAGTGATGGTTTTCCAGAGGGTTTGAATACTTTAGCTCATCCATCAACTCTTAAAGATACTGAGTTATCTGAGTTGTTAAATGGTGTTTATTCTCAATACGGTACTATTTCTAAAAGACAAGGAACCAAAGCTCTTGGTAGTCCTTCTGATGGTGGTACTGAAATTCTCAACTTAGGTGAAACTTATAGCATTGGCGGAGAAGATTATTTTATCCGTATTTCTGATACTGGCATCCCTGAGTATTATGATTTTAGTGCTAAGGTTTGGGATGATTTATCAGCTGATGCTCCAGAAGGCTATTCGGGTTCTAGTCCTGAATTCACTACTGGCGTACCTACTTTTGACGTTACTTCTACTACTTGGATTGTTCAAGCTAATTCTAAGGTTTATTTTGCTAATGAAGTAGATGATCTTATTTGGCTAGATGAAGATGGTTGGCATATCAATACAGAGTTAGATGATCCTACAGAATATCCAACAATCGCTAAGACTGGATCTGGCTCAGGGTCAACTCCTTTTTATTACTATTATGTTTGGTATAACGATGCAGGGGGAACAGACTCATCTCCACCAGCAGACCCAGATGTACAAGCTTCTGGAACTGGTTGGATTGAGGACATGCCTCAAACTCTTGATGAAGATACTTATTTAACCATTACACTTCCTGCCGCACCTGCTGGGTGTACTAGCGTTGGAATCTTTAGATCTAATTTAGCTGGTGAAGGATTTTTCCTTGATTCAGTTAGTCCAGAGACTACTACTTATGATGATAAGGGTGGAACTACTGATACTTTCTATGAGTTTCCAGAGGACAACACCACAATCGGCTATCATTTCTCATTACTCGACTTCTATGGAGGTGGATTGATTGGAGTTACTATTGAGCACGGTAATGATTTTCTTGTTTGGGATGGAGGACTAGAAAAAATTGGTAACTTTGGTCTACCAGATGGAGGTGGTTATGTACCTTACAGACAGGGAGATGGTACTCAAATCAGAGCTATTAAAGCTCACGTTGCTTCTAATGAAAATTCACTCTTTGTATTTAAGGATAAATTATTTGGTAAGTTCCAATTTACTGTTGGTTCTGATGGCTTTGCAGAAGGAACTATCACCGATGTTAATATCGCTGTTGGCTCTATCTCTAAGTTCTCACCTCATACTGCTGGGAATAACCTTAGGTTTTGGTCTCGTGATGGTGCGTCCACAATCGGTAACGAAGCTAACTACGGCACGATTTTGAGGTATTCTGTGCTGTCGCTACGAGCTGATTCTATAGTTCAGCAGGTAACAGCAACTAATATTGATGATGTTTGTGGGATTTTCTTTAAATCATTATCTTTATTTGGAATCTCTACAGCTGCTTCTGGTGAAGGGAATAACGCTATTTTAGCTTATGACGAGAGATATAACTCTTGGGCAATGTGGACTGGAGTCTATCCAAAAGTATTTGCTAAATATATTTCTCCAGTAGATAACATTGAACGCCTATATTATGGATCAGCTATCACGGCTGATGTGTTAGAGATGTTTACTGGTAAAAAAGACTATGCTGGTGATTCAACCTACGAAACTAAGATTACGCTATCTATATCAACCAAGCAATACGACATGAAGCTTCCCGACCAATTTAAGAAGTTTGATAAAGTCACCTTAGTATTTGGAGCTCTAACTGGCAACAACACCACTGTTGGTGTGATTAAGGCTGGAACCAAGGGAATTGAGTCTGATCCAAGATTACTAATTACTCAGGAAGCTGTGTTATCTGGATTTGGAGCTGATGAGTGGGGTACACAAGAAGTTGGAATGATGACAGAAGATGATGCTGGGTCGACAGTTAATATTAGATACATCAATCTAAAGCAAAAAGACTTATTCTGGGTTAAACTTAATATTCAAAATGATGGTGTTGAGGATGAAATTTCTTTAATTGGAGTTTATATTTATTACTCACAGAGCACAAGACCTTTAACTTTTGGTATGAAGTTAGGAACATTGGCTGAAACTTAGACACAAACATGCAAGAATTAAACTAATATAAGGAATATATGAGCATTTTCAAAGCAAACGATAAATTTAGAGCTAATCTTAGATCTACTTGGATTTCTGATCCAGCAGCTGGATCTCTTTTAGTAGATGCAGTACCAGATAATACACCAACTATTGTTGTGGTCGGTTGGGGGACAGAATACGAAACAGTTTTTGGTGTTACTGCTTCTTCTGGTTCAACCGCAGCTGACTACGCCTTAACTGGTGTTGTCCGCCTAAGAGGATATGATGGCAACTTAGCTGAAAACTTAGCTGTTAACTGTCTAAATAACGAAGAGTTCTTTAATCAGTATTCTGACTTTGTTAATGATGAGTATCTACAGATGGAAGAACAAGCTGACGCTCCTTCTACTCCTGCTAGTGGATACCTGAGACTTTATGCTTCTGATGATGGCTCATGGCACGTTAAGAATGATGCTGGTGTAGATGCTACTATTGGAGAACTTTCTGATGAATGGATTGATGTAGCTGATGGAGCTACCATGACGTTTAATCTAACTAATTTAACTAATAAGCTCAAGTTCCTTTGTGGAGCTCTAGCTGGCAACAGAACATTTGCAATAAGCAATGCTGCTGAGGGTAAAACTTTCATGATTAGAATTGTTCAAGATGCTACTGGCTCAAGAACAGTCACTTGGTTTGAAACAGCTTCCGAAGTGGTCACTATCACTATTGCTGCTCCTGGTGTTGTAACTACTACTTATGATATGAAGACTGGAACTCCAGTGATATTTACTACTACTGACACTCTCCCAACTGGGATTGTGGCTGGTACTACTTACTACTGGATTAGAGTCGGTGCAACTTCTGGAAACATTGCTTCTTCAAAACCTAACGCTATTGCTGGAACTCAAATAACTACATCTGGCTCACAAGCTGGTGTTCACACAATGGGTGTTCAGATTATTTGGGCAGGTGGAGCAGCACCAACACTATCTACAGACAAACATGCTTATGATGATATTGGGTTTATTGTATTAGGTGATGCTCAAGTTTCAGGGGTTGTGATTGCTCAAGACATTTAAATTTATGAAAAAATATTTATTACTTACTAAAGAACAAACTAGAAAGACAGAGATTCAGAAATACTATGCAAAAAGAAGTATTTGAAAGAGATAACTATACTTGCCAAATGTGTGATGAAAGAGGTGGAAAACTTCAAGTAGATCACATTCAGTCTTGGGCTGAATATGTAGAATTAAGATTTGACATGAAAAATCTAAGAACATTATGTATGGATTGTCATTATTTAATAACATTTGGGAAAAAGAAACCAGAGGGCGTAATCTGGGGACATAATTTAAAACACGCAGAAATAAGAGGGTAATAATATTTCACAATTTCAATTTCGCAGTGATGATTCTCCAGACAAGTGGACACACGGATTCGGTGACGGATCTAAAGGTGCTTCCTATGCTGTCCCTGCTAATGAGGGTTGTTCTGGAACCATTGGAACTAAAACTTTAACTTTAGCGGCAGCTGGTGGTTTTGCTAATGGGGATTTAATCTTAATTCATCAAACTCGCGGAACTGGGGCTGGCAACTGGCAATTAAACAAAATTGTTTCTGGAGCTACCACTACAACTTTAACTTTAAAATACGATTTAACTAATACATATACAGACTCAGGTGCTTCACAGGCTCAAGTTATTGAACTCAATCAATATAAGGATTTAACTACTGGTTCTATTACTGCTCCTTCTTGGGACGGTTCAAAGGGTGGAATTATTGCTTTCTTTGATAAAGAAACTACTACTGTTAACGGGACTTTAAATTTAGATGGACTTATTGGTGCTACTGGCTGTGGTGGATATGTGGCTGGTGGAGCTGGTCGTGGCTATATTGGAGGAAATGGACTAGGACAAACATCATATCCAGCTCAAGCAATTCAAGGAGAAAGTTCAACTGGAGGTGGGACAGGGTCAACTTCCGCAAATGGAACTGGTGGTGGTGGTGGGAGGATTACTAGTCCAGATCAATCAGGGGGTGGCGGTGGCGGTCATTCAACTAGTGGTGGTAATGGAAATGTAACTGGTGGAAGCACTATTGGGGTAGCTAGTTTAGTAACTATGTATTTTGGTGGAGCTGGCGGTGGTGGGGCTAAAGATGCAGATTGTGGTAATACAAATAGAGCTGGTGGAGGTGGAGGTGGTGGAGGAATTTGTGTTATTATTTCTAAAAATATAGTTGTTACAGGAGATATTTCTATTGATGGTGGTACTGGAGGCACTGGAGCTGGTGGAGGTGGTGGAGGTGGAGGAGCTGGAGGATCTTGTTTGCTTAAATGTGAAACAGCAACTTTGGGAACTAATAAAATTACTGCGGCTGTTTCAGTTGGTGGGCAAAATGGAGGTGCTGGAGGAGCTGGTCGCATCCATTTAGATTATTCAGATTCTTACACTGGAACAACAACACCAACAATAGATGTAACTTTAGATACAACAATTAAAGATGTTAGTGGCGGAGCTGGATATTTCCTATCTAACTTTATGTAAGGTCACAAACGATAAAAAAATAACTAATATAACAATATAAGGAATTAAAATTATGTCATTCTTAGATAACTTACTAAACTTTTTAAAATTACCAAAAGCTTCTGTCCCCACAACTGGCGAAAATGCTCCACTTAGATATGATACTCCAACTAATACAGCGTTGCAGGAAGATCGGTCTAATTATGGAGACACCCCAGAAAATAAATATCCAGCATTGGGTAGTGTTTTAGGAGCGTCTTGGGAAGCACCAAAACAAACAACCACTTCTTCACCAACTTCTTCACCAACTAATCAGATAGATCTTAAAACTCCTGATAATAATAGTGGTAATGACGGTGGAATGTCTGCCCAAATTAACTTAGCTCGTGGAGCTTACGAAAATGCAATGAGAGATTTACAAAGCGTGTTTGGTCAAGCTCAAGGAGTTTACGATCAAGGTATGGGATCTGTAGGTAAAATTAGAGATAGAGCAACAGAATCCTACAACACTGGAAGAGATAATATCTTAAACAGATTTGAGGGTGAAAGAGGTAACCTACAAAGAGAATCAACTGGTAATGCAAATAGACTTAGAGGCACTATGAGGGCTCTTGGTATGGGAGGCTCAGCTTATGTTAGAGGTATTGGTAATAATGATAAAGCTAATGCTAGAGCTATTGGCTCACTCAGACAAAGTAGAGGTCAAAATGAATTAGCTAATACTCAACAACAGACCCAAAGTAATGATTTTGCTGACACACAAGAGGGTACTTTAAATAGATATATGCAAGGAGCTTCAAGAGCACTGCAATCTGGTCAAGAAAAAGCTTCACTTGTTAACCAAGGCGATGTAGCTGGAATTAACAGTGGATTTAATGATCTAAGAAGTAATATCTTTGCTAATCAACAAGCATTAAAAGCTGCTGGAGGTGCAGCCGCAGGATACACAGTTGACCCATTTGCTCCTAATATGGCTAGTATGATAGGTTCATTGAACGGTGGGTTACCACAGTTCTCTGGACAACAAGCAGTTCAGGGTGGTAATGTTAACTTAGCAAATGAAAATCTTACTTACTTAGAAAAACTTCAAAGAGGTCTAATCTAATACGCCTAGCCCACTAGGCAAAGGCATATATGGCAACAATATTTGAAAAACTCAGACAAAAAGCTCAACAAGCAGTTCAAGGTGTAGGCAATTTTATTGACCGTGATCCTAATATTGGTGGCGTTCAGCTTCAACAAGGTGGTCTAATCAACAATACTAAAAACTTCTTTCAAGGTGCTAGGCAAGACGCTATTACTCGTAACAATGGTATACGAAACAACTTCACAGATTGGCAAGCAAGAAACAGAGCTTCTGTAAGCCCTGGTGGAGCTGCTGACACAAGGTTTAGAAACTCTGGCTTTGGACAATGGGCAGATACTTTCGATAAAACCCTACCATATACCCCAGATAGACAAGAGACACTCAACACAAGTATTGAACAGGTTTTGGGCGAGAAAACAGCTCCAACAACAATAGCTCAGGGATTCAACAACTGGGTTGGTGCTCCACTGGCTCAAGTTCCGTACAATACACAAGAAGCTTTGGGTGGTGAAGATAAATCACTCCTAAGTAGAGCTGGTCATGGAGCTCAAGCAGGATTTGGGCTTGTTCCTGGGATTGATGATGCTTTCTTTGCTGGTCTAAATTCACTCAAGGGCGCAGCCACAGAAAGAGATATAGCTGGTGCTCAGCCTGGATTAGCTGGAAATGAATACTATGGATTAGGAGATGCTGTCACTGGAGGAAATGAAGAAAGTTTAGTCACACCTGCACTAAACTTACTTGAAATACCACTGATGATGTTTGGTGGAATGAAAGCTAAAAACCTAGATGATGTTTTGCAAAGTAACTTAAAACAGGCTGAAAAAGGAAAAAACCTAACTAAGCTTGATGATGTGTTGGCTAGTACAAATCAAAAGAATATAAAAAAACACCTAGATTATCTTCCAAAATACTTAGATGAATTAAAAACAACTCTTAATGAAACAATTAGTAAGCTAAGAAACAGAGATCTTCTTGCAAAAGTAGATCCAACTATCCCATCTAAAAAAGAACTACAAAGTGGATTAAATGATTTAACGTCAGAGATAAAGTCTATAGAAGCTGAAATTAAGAACATATCCAACACTCCTAACCCAAAGAGTTCTGCTACTATGATTTCCTCTGATAAAGGAATAATTCCACTAGAAAAACCACCACAAACAAGTGAGAGTATAGGAAACATCCTAGACATAGCTGATGATATTAAGCAG